TTTTCGGCGATCATCCGATTTTGTTCTTCGTTTAACGCATCGGCTCCAAATTCCTCTTGAATCTGCTTAAGCGTCTTCATGAATTTGTGATGAATCCCGCACACCCTGCCCCAAAAATCACGAATCAGCCAAAACTCGCGGGGGTGAGGGCATAAGAAAAGCTGTTTTCCGGTATCGCGTTCTTCCTCGATATACATAAACGAATCGCCAATGCACCCGGAGTCTCTGACAGATACCAGTTTTTGCTCATAATAGTTCGTCCGTCCCAGGACAAACCGCAAATGATCGTCCACATCTTGCAGCCATTTGGTAATGGTTTTGACGTTTTTCAGTTTGCGGTCTTCCATCTGCTCCATAAACCAGTTAATGTCTTTGGGCATCCAGTTACCGATAATGCCATTGGACCAAATATCCAGTCCTTTGGTTCCGGTCGGGTCATAAATCTTGCGTGCGTTGCTCTTGCCCTCGTCGCCTGCCGTCAATTCCCAGCAATCCGAACGGCCGGGGTAGGTCATCTCGACACAAAGCTGCTTGAGTCGTTCATAGACCCTGCGTTCTTCTTCAAGCCGACTTTGCTCGCGAATGATTTGTTCTGCGGTAATGTCCATTACATCGCCCCCAGCGTCTGCCGTTTTGTGTTTGCCGTTGTCTGTATCTGATTCAGCATGGTGGCCCGTTTTCGCTTTGCCATTTCAGCGTAAATCATCTTTTTGTCTGCCTCGGTCTGGTCAATGCGTACCGGCTGCGGCTCCTGAACGCGGGCGGCGGCTGGCATTTTAGGTTTTGAACCAAATAAATTCCCCATATCAAAGCATCCTTATATCCAGTGGGTCGTATTCTCGTCGTTTTATGTCTGATTCAATGGCTTCATTCTGCAAATACCCGGTAAACGGCAGTTTATCAAATGACCAATAGGCAATGACAAACATATCCGCATGGTCGGGCGATCGTCCGAGGCGTTTTTTAATGTCCGCCTTGGACTCGATCAGCAGTTTTCCATCCCTAAAATCATAAGACGGAAACAAAAGCTGCTGGGCAATGGTTTCATCCAGTCCCGGACAGGCTACCACAAACGTCATATTTTCCGATTTAACATTTCCCGATGAAAGCATTTCCGCTGCTTTCCACCACGCCTCGGCTCGGATATTATAAAACTTCGGTTTTCCGGTGTTCGCGTCGATTTCATGGCTTGCCGCCTGTGGACAATAGACAACCGCCTTATGCCCCAGCGTTTCCAGTTCATCGACGACACACGCCCCCAAATCAGAACCCACCGCCTCAACTACAATTGGTATCTGGCCGTGTTTGTTGCTCTCTGCGGCCAGCCTGGACGATATTTCCGTACTTTTGCAGTAGCCAAAAACCAGCTTTTCCACCAAATTCAAATCCTGAAAACGCCCAATGACCGTTTCATCATCGCCAAATCGGGCAGTATCGCAGACCAAATAATGTTTGGCCGGCTTTAACTGGATGTTTCGTTTCTTTGTATTTTCAATCCAGCTTGACTTAATGACCTGCGTCGCTCCATCCAGTGAATCCCACGACCCAAAGAGATAGGCTCTTAATAGCTCTGGCCGGTGTTTAAACGCTGTTTCCAGTGTCTTGGTATAATCTTCGGGTAAATGCGGATTGTCGCCCGGCAAGGCTGGGACAAACACGTTTTCAGGCATTGGAGACGAGATAAACTCATTTTTAAGCCAGCATTGCCCGGGGTTTGCGGTGTACAATTCCTTGTAATCCAGCTTTTGACCTTTAATGGTCAGTCGCAACGACCCCTGCAGGACTGAAATGTCATCCCGTGTCGTTTCTTCGGCCTGGTCGATACAGAAAAACGCATATTCTGCGGAGTTAAATTTGTTGATATTCTCTTGATTATCCAGCCCGCCATAATCAATGGCGATTCTGTCCAGAATAAGGATATGCTTCGGGTCTTTTTCCGTTCCCCCTTTGAGCTTGTAATACTGTTCGGGGATTGCCCTCCGCCATGTTTGCAGGGTGGTTGCCGTAAAGTCCGTCGCCCGTTTTCGACCAATCCATCCCACATGAATAGGGTTTGACGTAGGCAATAATTTATGTTTATAGGCATAGTTATACGCCTGCATAAACGCCCACACACAGAGCATATACGACTTGCCGCCGCCCTTAGCCCCGCCGTACATCACACGACGGATCAGCGGGTCATTTAATGCGTCCCACGCCTGCTTTTGCCGCTCGGTACGCGTTACTTCAAGTTTTTGCTGTTCGGTACTCATTTAATGATTGGAGCCAGTATTTCGGCGAATGCCTTTCCTGCCTGTTCGTTATCTTTAGCAAACATCCCAAGATGCCGCATACAGTTTTCAAGGGATTTGTCTTTGCTCCAGAGCTTGATTTTTCGGGTGTATCCCTTAAGTATTCGCTCTTCGCCTTTTTTCTCGTAGATTTCATCCACCTCAATAGAAGAGATAGACTTGCGAATCCCCTCCGGCATTTTTCTGATCGGCAGTAAACAGCCGTCATCCGTAAACGCATCGGCAATGTCCGAAAAGGCAATCTTTGCAATTTCTTCCAACACGGCGTCGGATTCAATCCCGACCCGCTCACGCCGCTTGCGTAACGCCCGATTGAGGTACTCCCGCACGTCTTTGCGGGCTAAAATACGGACTCCCTGCTGTTTGGCACACTCTGGGGCATAGCCTACCGCGGCCGCGGCCCTGGCTGCGTTTAGGTCCTTAAGGTACTCCGCAAGAAAATCCTTGACCCTGTTACGAAACTTTGGAGTCATCGTCAGCTTTTCAGGGTGTTTCCGTTTTGTTTTTTTAGGCTTTTTCATCGGTTCGAGTCCGAGGTTAAAACCGACCCTTTTCGACGGTTATTTGAATCAGTGTAAGATGATCCTGTCAGCGGGTCGTAAAGACACGATACATAAATTGTATCCGTATTGGCCGGCGACGCCCCATCACAAACAATCATTCCGATTTCTTCGCTTCCGTCGATCGCCGGAATAATAAAGTTAGGCCACCCCGTAATCGTACTGACCACCCCGCCCGTCCAGTGCCCCTCATCAAATGCGGCATTTGCCCAGGTTACATCAGCGGCCGCGACTCCGGTTGTGGCGTTGATCAGATAGCCCGTCCTTGTGTAGTACAGGATGAAATAAGGATTGCTTAGTGCCGACCTGCTTTCCATCGTCCCGGTTGGGAATGTCAGGGTTGTTGCTCGTGAGCTTGCCGCAGAGACCTTGTGGACTGCCAAAATCATGGCCAGTGCAATGATGACCATAACTAAACCCAGTGTAATTTTACCGTAACGCTTCATTTTTTTATCTCCTGATTTTCTTTGTTTTTAATAAAAAACCTTGTTTAAACGCCAATAAATCGCTAAATTGCAAATTGCCTGTTCTTGCTCCTGTATATTCTGTTATAGTTGCTGTGCCTTCGGCTATTGATCCCACAACGGGTTCGTATTCACCCGATGGATCGCTATCACTAACTGGCGTTTCATTGCTCCACGATTTTTGGTCTTCTCCTTCGCCAACAACTTCATAAAGAACCCAAGCCGGATTGATATAGGCGACTCTAAAAGACCCTTTTTTATACACATCACCATCGAGCGTAAAAACACCATCAATATCAGCGTTCGCGCCATCTGATTGTACTTGTATCTGATTAGGCAAACTCATATCAGTTAGCCACCTTTCTGCTAATATCATTAAATCGGTTAAATCCACAACCCCGTTTCCGGAGTAATCGACCGCCGCACACTGATAGCAGGCTGGCTTTTCCCAGCACCGCGACAGCATCGCAAATTCCCGCAGGTCGGTTGCGTAAATCGGAAATGTTATTAGTAGCCATAGGATTAGTCTCATATTAGTTACCCGGAAACATTCTGCCCGGCATGAGGCCGCCGGAGGAAGAACCCGCCTTTAGCCGCTGTATGTAGCTATTAGGTATCGCACTATTAATCAACTGGAAATCAGTCATGTAATACAGCGTGTAAGCCCCTGAATAGGTCGTATTTGGGCTAATATAATACAGATGTGTCGATGCAGTCGTAGGTATATAGCTTGAGCAGAACCACGTCTGCCATATACTTTTATCCATATCAGCATAGGCGTACCGAGACTGGCTGGATATTGC